TTCGAATCTTGCAGTATCTAGAAACAGTGCAATATCCCACTCCACCGCATCAATCTTAAGAAATTGAGACTTTACCTTTGCACTTAGATAATGTTTAAAAGTTGGCTTAAAGTTTCTGTATTTAGACGCACCCTTCAAGATGTCATAAGAAATTCTTAGCTTAGTATTTTCATCATATCTTGTGTTAGATGTAATCGTGTATAGATTGTCCATCAATGCCGCACGAAGTGTAGGCGGAAGATAGTGCAAGTTAATCCCATAGAATCCGTTGTCGGCAGGACCGACCATGAATATCAGAGGGAATCTATCGTAGTAGGGTAACGTCTTCTTATTCTTTGGGTCATAAAAGAAATGGTACATATGACCAATCGTAGGAGATTCGACTTTACCATCACCCTTCATCAGGTTTGCGGGATACCTTGCGTTAGAACGATTTTGCCTCGCCTTTTCACGAAACCATTCTCGTGCTTCTTGGGTACGTGCGGGAATTTGCCCCTGACGAACCCCTCGCAACAAAATGTCATCGAAAATCTGTGCCATTAAAGTTCCTGTACTTCTTCACACTATTTATAACGGTTCTTAAAGATATCTTTCTCAGTAAGTATAACAAACTTCCATTTTCTATCAGCACAATATTCTTCTGCCGCTTTCCACTTTGCTTGATTGATTCCCCAAGTCTTGACTTCAGTAAGATATTTTTTTGTAACACGTGAGCGTTTTTTAGGTTCTTGTGTTTCTTTAAAGGGTTTAATCTCTGCTAGTATAACTCTACCATCGCTTGTTTTAAACCATACGTCAACAAAGTATCTATGCCATCTTCCATCAATAGGAGATTTATATGGAATAATAACTTCTTCACTATTCCATTGGATTATTCCTGAAGTGGTATCCAACCAGTTAAATACCTTCAACTCCCATGAACTGCGATATTGAACGTTAGTTGGATTTCCTTTGTATTTTTCAGGATTTTTTACTTTGTACTTTCCTTGATAATATTTTGGCACGTGACAATCCACCTTTTACCCAACCATTTGGTTGTTGCCCCTCAACAAACAATGATTGTTTTGATCCGTTATTATAAAACTTTTTGCCTCTATTAGGATGTATTTTTCCATACATTGGGTTTTTTTCACCGTTAACATCAGCATGATTTTTACTCATGTTAGATTTATGCGTTTCAGATAAAGTCTTTCCCATGTGGGCTTTCGACATTTTCTTTTTGGTTTCTTCTGAAGGTTTCCATTGTTTCATCAAAGAAATTGTTTCTGGCGTATGTTTATGCCCTTTCATCGGAGAAGAAACTTTAAAGTTCGACTGAAGTCTTGCTTCTTCAAGTAACTTATTCATATATTGATCGGATAGTTCTTCTGTGAGTTCACATGAAATATTGAAGATTTCATTTAGAGAGGATGTAGTTTTATGAGTATAAATAGACATATGCTGATGCTCCGTTTAGCGTTAGTGTGTATGGAGACCCCCATCTCGCGATACACACCTATTTATAAAAACAAGGTTTTATGGATGCCAAAAATAAATCTCAAACAACTTACCGCACAAGGCAAGTCCGTTGTCGGTCAAGCATCAGGTCAACTGGAAGAGGCACTTGGTGCGGCAGGAAAAGGTGCGTTTTCTGTTTCCGCAGGACCGAATGGTGTTTCGATATCTGCTAACTTTAACGAGTTGATTAAAAAAGCAAGACGCGGAAATCGCATTGTTTCACCAATCAAAGATTTATATAAGAATAATAAAGTTGAGCCAACACTGGTATTCCCGCCAGACATCGACAACGATCACTACATGATATTTAGTGTCATGCGCTATGACCGTAGACAAAGAACCACTGAAGCAGAACGTAATTATTTAAAACATGTTGTTTTGCCTGTTCCATCGAATCTCGGCATACAGTATGCGGCTAATTACTCAAACGAGAATCTTGGTATCTTTGGCGCGATGGCGGCAGGACAAGTTAGTGCGAGCGAACTTGGACAAGCAGGCTCATCGATTGCCGATATGGTTACATCTAAAATCGATGCGGGTATGCAGGCACTCAAAGGAAACGACACCGATGCGGGTGTTCAAATGCTTGGTGCGCTTGGTCCAACAGCACTTGCAGGTGGTGCGGCGGCACTCGCAGGCCCAATCGGTGGTTTGTTAGCACTCGGTGGAACAACTGGAGGTGTTGCCTCTGGTCTGTCAGTAAACGAAGGCTTGGCACTGAATCCTCACCTTGCAGTAGTGTTTCAAGGTGTTAATTTCCGTACCCACAGTTTTACGTACAAGTTTATCGCACGTAATCAACAAGAGTCTGATTTAATCAAAGACATCATCAACACGTTCCGTTATCACATGTTACCGTCTTATGGATTTGGTACTCTGGCGTTTGAGTATCCAGATGAGTTTTATATTCAGTTTGCTGACAGTATCAGACCGCATTTGTTTGAATATGAAATATGTGTGTTGAACTCGTTTAGTGTCAACTACAACGGTGAGGGAACTCCGCTATTCTTTGAACAGACCCAAGCACCAGTATCCATAGAAATGACGCTTGGTTTCCAAGAGACTGCGATTCAAACAAAAGAAACCCTAGAAAAGAATAACATCTCGAAACGCGAAGATGTGACTTCTGGATATGAGGACTTATAATGTCTGAATACTTTTCCTATTTTCCGATTACCAAGCATGACTTAACAAACGTTGGGCAGACCATTGATGCTACTAATGTTTTAAGACGATTCATTGTTCGTGCATCAGTACAAGAACGCTCGGACGTATTCTATGAGTATAATTTACAATCTGGAGACCGTCCAGATGTTGTTGCAGAAAAATACTACGGTGATGCTGATCTCGCATGGTTAGTGTTGTTGTTCAATGAAATCACTGATCCAATGTTTGACTATCCATTGTTTGATCGTGACTTTGAAACTTATCTCAAACAAAAATACGGTTCAATTCCACGTGCGCAATCTATCGTGCATGAGTATCGTCAAATACTAAACGAAAAGAGTGTCAAGTTTGATGGGACAATTCTTGAAAAGCGATACGTTGCTGTTGACTACGTTGCTGTTGACGAAACCACATACAATACACTCTCAGAAGCAAACCGTGAGTCAATTTCAAAGTATGATTATGAAGTAGAACTAAATGATGCAAAGCGGTCTATCCGACTACTCGACAAACGATTCCTCAATCAAGTCAAGAGTGAAGTTGAAGTGATCCTGAAGGATGGTATTTAATGCCAAAGCCAACCAAAACCGGATATCGATTTGCAGGTGATGTTGACATCAAGCAAGCCTTGTTTATTTCTCAAACAGGGCAAATCATCGATATCGAAAAACTTGTCATAGAATATAACTTTTTCCAAAGTTTACATGAGCATTACATGCAATGCGATATTGTGGTGCAAGATGCGCTTGGCGTACTTGACAGTCTGAAGGGCGACTCTCGTGCAGGACTGATGGGCGGATTCACTGGTGGAGAAATGTTCTTTATCAAGTTTGAAGTGCCGGGTGGTGAAACAAGAGTCATGGCATTTGCAATCTATGAACTTACCGAACGTCAGCGTGTTGATGAAAAGATTGAAAGTTATTTGCTCTCAGGTATTAGTCCAGAAGCATACTTTGCATCTGTCAAAAAAATCAGTCGTGCATACGGGCCAAACACAATCGATAAGATGATTCGCTCGATTACTGATGAGTTTGTGTATTCAAGACAAATAAAAGATTTGTATCGCTCGTATCGACAAGTCACGAACTGTCGTGTCGAAAAAGATGTGTTTTTTCGACAAACCAATGGATTGCAAAAATATGTGATACCCAACATGTCCGTTGATGCGACGATTGATATGCTGACACGTGAAGCAGACTCTTTGGGTCATGCGCCTTACTTTTTATATTATGAAGATTTCTTTGGGTTCAAGTTTGAGGATGTGAATAACTTGGTCGAGCAAGATGTGTCACACCGATTTACCTATCTTCCCACAATAGGCAACGAAGCGGATAACGAAACTGAAGACCGTTATCGAGACAGTTCAAAGATTATTGACTTTACTGTACAGAAGCAATCAAACATCCTGCAAAATGCGCAGGGAGGTTTATTTAGGTCAAAGACGATAAACATCGATATTTTGCGCAAAAATAAAACAGAAAGTGTATTTAACTACGAAAAAGAGCAT